AACACCTGCAGGACTACTGCGATGAGCATGGCACGTGTTACGCAATGACGGCCAAGAGCGGCGACGTCATGAACCGAATGCGTCCAGAGTGGCAGCAGCTCAAGGAGGCGCGCCACCGCAAGCAGATCATTATCACGCGCCTGGAGAACTGGATTGGCGAGGGCAAAGAAGTGGCAGACGAAGCTGATAAATACTTTGGCTGAGTATCACTTCGACGACGCAGCAGCTGATCGAGCTGTTGAATTTATCGAGCGTTTCTGCACGCACGTAAAGGGCGAGCTGGGCGGCAAGCCGTTCCTGCTTGAGGCGTGGCAGAAGGACGACATTATCCGCCCGCTGTTTGGCTGGAAAAAAGAGGACGGCACGCGAAGATATCGCACCTGTTACGTTGAGATTCCACGCAAGAATGGCAAGTCAAACCTGAGCGCGGCCATTGCATTGTACATGCTGTTTGCTGACGGCGAGCCAGGCGCAGAGGTAATCAGCGCAGCGGGCGACCGTGGCCAAGCCAACATTGTGTTCAACATCGCGCAGGAGATGATCAACAACAGCCGCCACCTGCGCAGCAGGGCCCGCGTCCTGCGCAACGTGGTGAACTATAAATCGAGCTGGTATAAGTCAATCAGCGCAGAGGCGTACACCAAGCACGGCCTGAACTGCCACGCCGTCATCTTCGACGAATTGCACACGCAACCTGATCGCGACCTTTGGGACGTGCTGACTACATCGACAGGCGCACGGCGGCAGCCGCTTGTAATGGCACTGACTACAGCGGGCCACGACCGCGCAAGCATCTGCTACGAGGTGCACGAGTACGCTGAGAAAGTACGCGACGGCATCATTGAGGACGACAGCTTTTTGCCTGTGCTGTACTGTGCAGACATTGACGACGACTGGACAGCAGAAGAAACGTGGCGCAAGGCCAACCCAGGGTATGGCACTATTTGCCGCCAGGACTACTTTGAGCAGGCCGTTAAGAATGCAAAGGCGAACCCTAGCATGGTCAACAGTTTTTTACGTTTGCACCTAAACATATGGACGTCAGCAGAAACGTCCTGGATACCAGACGACATCTGGATGAAGGGCAACAAACCCATACCACATGACAGGCTTCACACACTTCCTTGCTACGGCGGTTTGGACCTTGCATCTACACAAGACCTCACTGCATTCGCTTTACTTTTTGCTGACGTGGAGCACGATTGTTATTATTTGCTTGTGCATCAGTTTGTCAACAGCGAGAAAGCACACACGAAGAAACTGAGCGCGGGCATTGATTACATTGCTTACGAGCGCGCTGGTGACATTACCCTGACACCAGGCAACGTGACTGACTACCGAATAGTCAAGGAGTACATCAACGCGCAGTGTGCCAAGTACGACGTCCGCAGCATTGGATATGATCCGCGCTTTAGCACATACATTGTGGCAGAGCTGGAAGCGGACGGAGTGCAGATGTCTCCAATGGCTCAGAACATTACAACCATGAACGGCCCAACTAAAGAGTTTGAGATGGCCGCGATGAAGGGCCAGATTATACACGGCGGAAACAGATGCATGCGCTGGCAGATGGGCTGCGCTGTTGTGTACATGGACGTCAACGAAAACAAGCGCGTAACAAAAGAGAAGCACGAGAATAAGAAAGTGGACGGTGTGATTGCCAGCATTATCGCCATGAACGAATATTGCCACACGTTAGGTGAGCAGGATTTCTTTTTTGACGTATTGGATTTGTGACGTAGATTGCTTATATTCTAGCTTCACCTGTACTGAATGGCCACACTAACAGACCGTCTTAGCGCCTTGTTCCGTTACCGCGTGGGCAAGTTTAACAGCCAGACATTGGAGGCCGAATTGGGCATCAACCCTATGGTGCGCAGCGGCGTCAACATTACAGAGACCAGCGCCCTGGCCATCTCTACAGTATATGCCTGCATCAACAAGATTGCAAGCACCATCAGCAGCCTAGACCTGGAGCTGTACGTGCGCGACGGTCGCAACATTGAGGTCGCCAATCAGCACCCAGCCTACGACCTGATTACATCAGCGCCTAACGAGCACCAGAACGCGTTTGATTTCTGGGAAACGTTGATGAGCAGCGCGCTGATGTACGGCTGCGGCTACGCCATCATTGAGCGGAACACACGAGGTTATGCAGAGCGCCTTGTGCCTGTCAGCTACTACGATGTAGATATTAAAGACGTGGACGGCGAGCGCGTGTATGTCATCCGCGACTACGGCGCTGTCACACAGGACAACATGCTGGAGATTTCTTGCATGAATAAGATGAGCCCGATTCGTTTGCACCGCGAAAACATGGGCCTTGCTAAGGCGGCGCAGGACTTTGGCAGCGAGTACTTTGGGCAGAAGGGCCAGATGACTGGCGTGCTGGCATCCGATCAACCATTGCGCAAGGAGCAGATGGACGTGATCCAAAACAGCTGGAACCAGAGCGCCATGAACGCGGGCACGAAGCTGTTGCCTTTTGGCTTTAAGTATCAGCGCATTACCATTACGCCAGACGAGGCGCAGTTTATCGAGACGCGCAAGTTCCAGGCCGAGGAGATTTGCCGCATCTACAGCGTGCCCACCTCGCTGGTGCAGCTGCCGTCACAGACTACGTTTAACAACGTGGAGCAGCAAAACCTGCAGTTCGCACGTCACACAATTGCACCGTGGGCGAAGCGCATTGAACAGGAGATTGACCGCAAGTTGATACAATCATTTGAGCGGCCAGAGCTGTACAGCAGGTTTAACATGAACGACCTGTACCGTGGCGACCTTGCCACGCGCACGAACTTCTACCAGCAGATGTTATCGAGTGGCGTTGTGTCAATCAATGAGGTGAGAGCCAAAGAGCAGATGAATCCTGTGCAGGGCGGCGACGTGCACACAGTGCAAATAAACCAAATCGCGCTTGATCGCCTTGGCGAGTACAGCGACAAAGTAAGCAACGATGGAGGACAACCAACAGCATAAAGACGCTGAGAAGCGGACCATGGGCACCATTGAGGTGCGCGAGGCCGACAGTGACGACATGGTGCTCGAAGGCTATGCCGCTGTGTTTAACAGCGAGACAGACCTCGGGCACTTCCGTGAGGTAATTAAGCCAGGCGCATTTGACGACGTAATGACCAACGACGTGCGCGCGCTGATTAACCACGACCCAAATTTGATTCTCGGACGTACCGAGAACGGCACACTGGAGCTTAGCACAGATGAGCGCGGTCTGAAGTACCGAGTTAAGCTGGGCGCGCAACAGTATGCCAAAGACTTCTACGAGAGCGTCAAGCGCGGTGACATCAGCCAGAGCAGCTTTGCATTTACAATCAAAGACCAGAGCTGGAACGAAGAGCGCACCGTGCGCAGCGTAGATAAGGTGCGGCAGTTGTTGGACGTGTCACCAGTGACATACCCAGCATACGCAGCCGCCACGGTGCAGGCGCGTGACCAACAGCTTGAGCTAGACGAAGCCATTGCAGTAGCAGAGGCCGACACAGATACAACAGTTATTGAAACACAAACATTTGAAACTATGAATCTCAACGAGATGAAGGCGACTCGCGGCAAGCACGCAGATCGCTTTGAAGAGTTGGTAAATGTCGCAGAAACCGAAAACCGCGACTGGACCAACAACGAACAAGAAGAGGCTGACCTTTGCAAGCGCGAGGTGGAACGCCTTGACGGAAAGATTGACCGCCGCCAGGCACACGAAGACATGATTGCACGTCAGGCCCAGATGGGTGGCACGTCAGTGTCCGAGGCAAAGGAGGTCAACAAAATCAACCGCTCTTTCAGCCTCAGCCGCGCTGTGCAAGCTGCCAGCTTTGGCAAGGCACTCGAAGGCGCAGAAGCTGAGTGGAGCCAGGAGGCGGCCAAAGAGTACCAGATGCGCGGCTTGCAGATGAGCGGCCAGATTGGTATCCCAGCTTCAGCGTTGTACCGTGCTGGTGGTGCTGACGACTTTCAGGCTGACAGCGGTGACGGCTCTGGCTTTGTTGCTACTTCCGTGCCTGGTGTCATTGACGCCCTGCGCACACCTACCATGGCTGAGCGCGTCGGTGTGACTACCATCAACAACGCAACTGGAAACCTCAAGTTTCCACGCGTTTCTGCCAAGGCTGCAGGTACTGAAGAAACAGAGGTTTCTGCTGATGCTGCGTCTGGTTTGGAGCTCGACGAGGTGACACTGTCACCCATCCGTGTGGCTGCCAACACCAAGTACAGCAAGCAGTTGATTCTGCAGGGCGGTGCTCAGGTGGACGCTATGATTTCACGCGAGTTGGCTGCTGGTATCAATGAGACCATCGACAAAGCTGTCTTTGCTAAGGCTGCTGCATCTGCTGGCACCATTGTTGACAAAGCTGGTGCAGGTGTTGTTTCAGCAGATTTGTACAACATGCAAAAAGCTGTGTTGGCTGCTGGTGGAGATTTGGCACGTTGCCAGTACATTGGTTCACCTTCGGCATTGTCTATCTTGAAGGCAGAGGCTGCAATCGCTAGCGTTAGCGCCTTGATGGAGGGCAACAACATTGACGGTTACCCAACTAACTTTACGCCAAACTTGGTTGACGACGACGCCGCACAAGGTGCTGTGTTGTTTGGTGACTTCCAGCTCGGCATGGTGTTGGCGTTCTTTGGTGGTATCGACTTGTTGGTTGACCCATACAGCAACGCAGGCACAGCACAAATTGCCTTGCACGTGAACAAGTTCTACGACGTCGATGTGCGCCAGGCAGGAGCTTTGGCCTACACGTCTGACTTTGTGGCCTAACAATTGACTAACACGGGAAGCCTGGCAATGGGCTGGGCTTCCTTTTTTTTACATTACCATGCACGTAGTACGTCCAGCACACACAACAGGCACCAGCGTCGTTCCATTGAGCGAGGCCAAGGAGTTTCTGCGCGTCGACTCAAGCGACGAGGACACTACAATCACGGCGTTATTGGACGCGGCAGTGGCATGGGTTGAGGACTACTGCAACCGCAGTTTTTCAGCAGGCAACTCTGCAGTGTTTCATCTTGAACGTTGGCGCAACGCAGCGCTGGCATACGGGCCAGTCACAGCCATCACACACGTGAAGTACAACGACACGGCAGGCGCAGAGCAGACGCTGGCAGCCAGCAAGTACTATACCACGGCGGCAACTGACGGCGGCATGCTGATCTACTTCCACGACACGCCAGACCTGGAGACATACAACGCGCACCCTGTACGCGTGACGGCTGCGGTAGGTGTCGAAGAATCGGCCAACGTCAAGCACGCGGTAAAAATGCTGGTGGCGCACTGGTATGAGAACAGGCGCGCAGTAGTGACGGGCACAACGCCTGTGCAGGTGCCCATTGCAGTAGAGTCGTTGCTTAGTGTTGAACGCATTATCGACAACAGGCAGTGAACATCGGCTTCCTAGATAGACGCATTGTGATTCAGAGCGCCTCGCGCACTGCGGACGTGTACGGCCAGACCGTGCCGTCCTGGTCTACCTATGTGACGGTGTGGGCTGCACTGGACAACAAGAGCGCAAGCAGCGCGGTGCTGGAGGAACAGGAGACAAGCACAAACCGCGTGACGTGGCGCGTGCGCAGCAGCACACAGACGCGAGCTGTGACGCCTAAGTACCGCATCAGCTACGGCGGCGACATCTACAACATCTTAGCTGTGCAGGAGGTGGGCCGCAAGAATGAGCTGCACTTTATTACCGAACGCGTAGTATCTGAGTGATGGCAGCGATTAAGGTAGACGGCATGAAAGAGCTTGAGCGCAAGATTGCGCGCCTGGCTAAGTGGAGCGAGAACGACGCACAGAAGCTGCGCGACATTGACGAACGCGTGGCGGAGGTGTACAACGTCGCGCTGCGTGCTAACATCAAAGACGCGAAAGACGACATCTACGTCTACAACAAAGGCACAGGCCCAGGGCGTAACCGAGGCAGCAAAGACGGTGTGCGCAACAACGTGCGGACCATGACGCGGCCAGGCACACTGCGGCGCAGCATTAAGACCTTTAGACGCAGCAACAAGGCGATCACATTGGCAGGGCCTAAGACAAGCCGCCGCGGTGGCAGCATGAAGCGCAACAGGCAAAACGGATGGTTTGCCAGCATTGTAGAAAACGGCAGCGGCTTTGGCCCAGCACGTAACAAAGGCTTGTTTTCGCGCACACAGAAGGCAACACGCAACCGCATGCAGCAGCTGCGCAACCGCTTGCTACGTCAGGAATTTGAACGCTTTATGAAATGAAGGTAGGAGCGGCCATATACAGCATGCTAAAAGACGACAGCGCGGTTGCCGCGTTGGTCGGCACGCGCATCTACCCTGAGCTGGCAGAGGAAGGCGCGGCGACGCCCTACGTCGTCTACAGCGTTGTGTCCAACACGCCTGTGGACACCAAGGACAGCGCGCCAGTAGACGAGGCGCAGCTGGAGGTGTTTAGCGTGGCCGACACGTACGCAGCAGCCAACGACCTTGCAGACAAAGTGCGCACGGCGTTAAGTCGCAAAAGCAAGACCGTGTACAAGACGGCCACGGTGCAGTCAGTGAAGTACACGAATGAGGTGACAGAGGTAAGCGCGGAGCGCAACATGTACATCAGCGTGCAGGATTACACTGTGCGCTTGACGCCATTGCAGGGCGCTCCGATTGTTGGACTTTTAGACAGCTATCCTGGCGCCTTTGGCGCATATTCTCTACGTAAACTGCGGCAAGAGTACACAGGCAACGCCATTCGCGTACGCAGAAGCATTGACAATCAAAAGAAAGACATCGGATTTGACCTTGACGGCAATTTAGACACAGCAATGTTGCAACTTTTTGCTAGTGGCAACACGGCGTTTGTAGAAATATGGTATGATCAAGGATTAGAAGGCAACGACATCGTGCAAACGTCGACAACACTGCAGCCGCGCATTGTTAATGGTGACGGCACATTGGTGTACGAGGGCACGCAGTTGGCCATGCGTTTTGATGCCGTAAATGACAACGTAATGAGCGGCAACAACATCAGCAGCCAAGACATTACTATGGTAACGGTAGCCAACGCGACGGGCGCAATGTTGTCAATGATTGACAATTACAACGACGGTCACGAACTGTTTTACGCAAGTAATGAAGCACGCATGGCCACTAATGACACTGATTTAGTTATTGAGAGTTCAAATTTGATGAAAACGCGGCGGTTGGTGTTTGCTACCTACGACGGAGCAACACAAAAAATGTCTGTTGACGGCACAGAGTCGACACAGGCTTTAGTTACTACATTAAACTACAGCCAGCCAATCACAATTGGCCAACGGTCGCAAGCTGCTGCTAACTTCCTCAACGGCAAAGTGCAGGAGGTAATTGTTTACAACAGCGACCAGAGCGCCAACCGCACAGGCATCGAGTCGAACATGAACACATACTACAACATCTACTAATGAACGACTTCTTACTACACAACTGGGCTGAGCTAGTCCTCGCCCTCATGGCATTCGTAAAGGTTGTAATCAACCTCACACCCACAGAAAAAGACAACCAAATTTTTGGATATTTGGATAGTCTGATTAATATGATTATTGCAGATCGCATCAAACCCAACAACAAGAAATAATGGCAGCAACAGCAGGAATTATGAACGGCTCGCAACTGCGAGTTGCGTTCGCAAACGACAGTGCGACACCAGTCCTGGTCGACCACTTAACAGATTTGTCTGTGTCTTTCAGCACTGAGACACGTGACACCACAACAAAAGACAACGGCGGCTACCGCGCAATTTTGCCAGGGCTGAAGACCTTGAGCGTGACGATGACAGCATTTTATGCAGCCGACGCCACCAACGGCTACGAGGAATTGTTCGCCGACATGGAAGCAGGGCAAAAGCTCGACATCACCATTGCCTCATTTAACCAGGCAGAAGCTGAGATTACTGACGACATGGACATCGACTTCAAAGCCTACTGCACCAGCTTGGAGTTGAGCGCAGGCACTGAAGACAACGCGTCTTACACTGCTACTTTTGAGTGCGTCACCGACCCAACATTCACGCCTAGCGCATGACCATTACCCTAGACGGACGGACATTCCCAGTCAAGGCGAACATGCGCGCCTGGCGCAGCTTTGAGCAAGCGACTGGACACAAGGTGGCAAACATCGACAGCGAGGATGTCACCCTGATGCCTGAGCTGCTGTTTTACTTTGTGCAGGAGGGCTGCAAAAAGCAAGGCATGACCTTTGACATGGAGGTGGACGACTTTCTAGGATTGATTGATGTGCAGGATTTGACTGCTGTTGTTGAGGTGATTGAGTCCTCTATGACTCCGCAAAAAAAAACGGAGAACCAGGAGACAACACACCACTTGAATGGGACGAAATAGAGGAACTAGGGCTTGGGCTGTTGTGCCTGAGTCCTAGTCTGCTCTACGATTTAACATTCAGGGAGTTTGGCAACGCGGTGCGCGGTCGGTACAAAGCTCAGGAGGCGCAGCAACGCGTAGACTGGGAGCGTACACGATGGCAAACCGCGTTACTGTTAAACGTGCACACGAAGAAAGGAAGCAACGTCAAGCCGAAAGACTTGGCAGTGTTTCCGTGGGAGGAAAAGCCCAAGGCTGGTATACATACAGGCTGGGCACAGTTAAAAGCAATAGCTAAGAAAAATGGCCAAACTAGGTGATCTTGTAGTACGGATAGGAGCTGACACACGCGACCTAAACAAGTCGCTGGGACGCGTGCAGCGCAACCTGCGCAGCATGACTAGCAACATCCAGCGCATGGGTCAGGACATGACGCGCAGCCTGTCGTTGCCACTGGCAGCAGTAGGCGCGGCAGCAGTTAAGAGCGCTGCGGATCTTGAGACGCTGGAGACTTCATTTGTTAGCTTGACGGGCGGCGCAGAGCAGGCCGCCATGATGATGAAGCAGCTGAACGAGTTTACTGCTAAGACGCCGTTTCAAATTGAAGCTGTAGCAAACAGCGCGCGACAGTTGATTGCCAGCGGTACGGACATCAGCCAGGTCAATGAACAGCTGCAGTTTCTTGGCGACATCGCAGCGACCAGTGGCAAAAGCATTGACGAGATTGCTGCGGTATTTGCTAAGGTGCAGGCCAAAGGTAAGGTTGAGCTGGAGAGCTTAAACCAATTAGCCGAACGCGGCGTCCCAATCTTTACCGCACTGAGCGAGGCGACAGGCTTGCCTGCTGAAAAGCTAGGCGCAGGCCGTGTGACAGTTGAGCAGTTCAATGATGTGCTTAAATCATTTGCAGAAGAGGGCGGTTTTGCTGCTGGTGCTATGGAGCGCTTGAGTCAGACCGCAGCTGGCAAGTTCAGCACAGCCCTGGACAACGCAAAGCAGGCGCTTGCTGTAGTAGGTGAAAAACTGTTGCCGCTTGTATCGCAAGGTCTTGACAGTTTAACATCTGCCTTCCGTGGGTTTGGCAACCTCAGCGACACAACTGTGAAGCTGGGTCTGGCCATCGGCACAGTGGTGGCGTCACTTGGGCCGCTGCTTATTTTGTTGCCACAGATTGCTGCAGGCATTAAGCTGGTGAACTTTGCATTCCTGTCCACAGCGCCAGGCGTGCTAGCTTTAAGCGTTGCCTTGGGCGCCATTGCTGGTTTGTTTCTGCGCGTGCGCAAGGAGGCCAAAGGCGCGACGGATCAGGTGCGCAAACAAGAGGCGGCGCTGGTCAGCCTAAACAAGACGCAGCTTGCAATGGAGGCAGGCATTAAGCTGACAGGCGACACAACAAAGGACGTGGCGCGGGCTGAAAAAATTAGAGCCGACAGCTTGAGCAGAGTTGCAGACGCGCAGGCGGAGCTGACAAGGTTAGAAGAGGCCGCCGCTGCTGGTGATGCTATAGTCAAGGCAAATTTGCGCGACGCGATTGCAGCTCGCCGCGATTACATTGACACGTACGACCGCAGTGCAAAAGCAGCCACGCGATTAATTGATGTGCTGCAGCATGAAACAGACGTGCTGAACGACAGCACAGCGGCAGTGCAAAATAACGTGGACACACTGGGCAAGCTGTTCAGCATGCTTGAAGAAATACAAGTGAGCGCGGCAGCTGCGACCATGACAATGGGCCAGTTCTTTAGCTTCCTAGAAAACTTTACAGTGCCTGCCATCAACAACGGCATTGACACAGTAACAGAAAGCGCCAACACGATGGCCAACGCAATAGGCTCAGCCTTTAGCAGCGCAGCATCGCAAGCAGCGTCATTCAAGGAGTTTCTGGTTAATGTCACAAAGGACATTGTTGCTCAGTTTGTGCGGCAGGCCGCTGCTGCAGCTCTGGCCAAAGGCAACATTGTGGGCGCTTTAGGCTTGGCAGTTGGTGGCGGTTTGTTTCAACGCGTAGGCGTGCCAGCTCTGGCGCAGGGCGGCCTTGCATACGGCCCAACAATGGCAATGGTTGGCGACAACAGAAATGCAGCGATTGATCCTGAAGTTGTGGCGCCATTGAGTAAATTGAAAGACATGATGGGCGGCGGCGTTGTCGAGGTGGTCGGACGCATAAAGGGCGACGACATATTTTTGAGCAACGCACGCAGCAACAGCGCCCGCAACCGTTACGCATGAGCAGCTACCTACTAGCCAAGGGTGTTGGAGAGTCTTTGAATGAAGACAGCTACGAGGTGCGCATTATTCGCACTGCATCTGGCAGCGATCAAACTACAGAGTTTGCCCTAGCCGCCAACGGCTTTGCCCTGAAGTACGAGAGCGTAGATGACAGCGCGCTAGTGCCAGGCATCATGCACTCACGGTGCGAGGTCACAACGCTGTGGCCTGCATCAATTGCAAGCGAGCTGAACACACTGTTAACCGCACTAGCCACCAGCACAGACGGTGACTACTTGCTGGAGGTGCTGCGCGACAGCTCACGCATTTGGGTGGGCAGCATATTGGTGGAAGAGTTCGAGGTGAATGAGGACAGCACCAACAAAGAAGTGACCATTGTCGCAACGGACGGCCTGAGCCTTTTAAGGCATGTAGATTACAATAACTCGGGCACAGCCTATACTGGGTATCAAACAGTCTACGATATTGTAAAGAACATACAGGAGAAGTGGTCTCTGTACACATACCTCAACGCGCAGAACAGCGGCACGGAGTATAGGTTGGCCTGGGCTGAGGACGTTTATAGCGAAGATGACTACATCATGGCTGCGGAAACGCACCCAGCAGGCACAGACCTTAAGAGCATTAAGCGCTCGCGCATTCACACAAACCCGTGGAACACGGTAAACAGCAGCGGCGCCACAGAGTATATCAGCTGCTACGATCTACTGCAATCGCTGTGCATCACATATCAGTGGCGGCTGTACAGCTACGGCGACGCGTGGCACATGCTGCCTGTGGCGCTGGCTGGTGAGCTCACGTCAGGCACCGTGCTGCAATGGAACGGCACAGAGGTTGACAGCAACGTCATCACAGAATATCAATTCCAAAAAGACGCAGCCAACGACGTGCGGCAGAAGGGCGCAGCGTGGCGCATCAGCTATACACCACCACACAACGAGGTGCGCGTGACGCGTGACACTAACGACGGCGCAACTGTTATCAGCAACTTTAACTTTGCTGCAGGCACCGCGTTAGCTGACAGCGACGTTGTGTACCCTGGCATTGACACGGAGAACAGCAGCGTATTTTACGAGATGCGCGGCCGGTTTAAGTTTAGCCAGTCTGCACAGAGCGTCACAGGCTCACCTATTGCCGAGGTCATGCTACGTTTTACTGTTGCCTGGGGCGACAGCAGCACAGAGTACTACGTTAATGAGCTATCAGACGCTAGTGGCGCGCTTAACAGTTGGATGTCTTTAATTGGTATGTACGACGGCGTGCCTGTTGTTGCAATCAACCCAGCATACAGTGCCAGCGCTGGTTACTTTTACGTAAAAGCGACAAGCGACAGCGGTGTGTACGACGTTGAATCAGACATTGAACGCTTTATCGATTTTGTATTTATTGTGCCGCCGCCGCAAACACTAAAAACAGGCTTGACAGTTACGCCTGATTTCTTAGTATGGGATGCTAACGGTGTTAACAACAGCACATACAAAACCGCACTGACAACAACGTTCGTTGATTTTAAAGTGAGCAAGTTCAGCGGCGATCTGCTAGAGTTTATACCTGACTACGATATTGTAGCCAACGCAAGCACAGGACGAGGTGCTTTGCAGCTAGGCACAACAAACGTCGGGCAGCTAGGCGCAAGCATGGGCCGCATCGACGTGCAAACAAGCGCTGGCGTGTATGGCGCAACTAGTAACTGGGTATGCCAAGACAACGACACCACGCGCGCCATCAACACGCTGTTGGTGCAGGAGACGTTAGCACGCCACAACAAACCCAAAGGTCTAGAGCGAGGCAGCATTGTGCTGCGTGGCACCAGCGCTGGAGTGCCGTCGCCGTTTAACTTTTATAAAGACCTGGACACTGCTACCTCATACGCACCTGTTAACTGGCAGCTCAACGCAACAGGGTGCGAGGTAGATTTGACATTGCGCAAGACGGGCCGCGACGCCATCAGCATGACGACGCACGACGAGAACACAGGCAAAGGCCCTGACAGGCCTATAGGCGGCAGCACAGGACAAGACCCTGTGACAGCATTGCCCAACACGCGAGGATTTAATCAGCAAGCAGCAGATATTTTTGCAGAAGATTGGAGCGGTGTCATTGGCAGCGAGACGCTTGAGGCATATTACACTGTGCTGCCTGACGGCACAGGGCGACGCGTCAACAACCAAGGCGACACACCGCCAGCAGGCACTGACATTAGTCGCAAAATCTACTTCCGATTGCTGGGCTTACACGGAGCAGCAGACGGCGGCTGGCTAGCGCTGCCAGTCAATCAGCCTGCGCTCAACGACACACTAGCGACGGCGTTTGAGAAGATAGATTTGTACATGGCTGCTCTGGCAACAGCTACAGCAGGCGCATACAGTTTTATTGTAACCTACAGCGAGGTGTCAAATCGCGTGCTCGACAACTACGCAGGTGGGCAGGCGGCCTTTAGTCTGCGCAAGTTGCGCGCTGGCTACACTGGCAACTGCATAAAGGTGCGACGCAGCAGCGACAACACGACACAAGACATTGGGTTCAGCGGTACGGACTTAGACACTGCTGCGCTGTTGACTTTCTGCGACGGTGAAGACGGATTTGTACACACGTGGTTTGACCAGAGCACGTCAGGTCGTAACGCAGTAAACACCAGCACAGGCGAGCAGCCACAAATTGTAAACAGCGGCAGCGTCATACAGGTAAACGGCAAGCCCGCGGTTGAGTTTGACGGCAGCGACGACACGCTGCTGACCTCAGCCTTTGCGCCAAACCCAAACGGAGCTTACAATTTTGCTGTAGTGCACGAGCACAATGTTGTGAACGTCGGGCAGCAACTCGGATCGAGCTGGAGCGGCACGCAAGCGACGCAAAACTTTCAGTCACTTATGATGTCCAACGCCAAGCTGCGTTTTGCTGTGCGGTACAACAACAATGCACTGCCACGGCCAGACAGCACAGGCACGTTTATTACAGGCGTGCAGATTATCAGCACAGCAACATTCGCGCACGGCAGCTGTGAGGCTTTTTATAACGGCACAAATGAGCTGGACAAATTCAGTGCAAATGTTAGTGCGCACCCAAACAACAACAGCAGGGCCATGGCGCTAGGTACGCGCAGCGACAACGGTACAGCGCCACTGCAAGGAACGTTGCAGGAGTTTATAGTCTTTAGCAACAGCACAGCACACGACGCTGAAGACCTCAGCGACGAATTAAACACACATTACAGCGCATTCTGATGCAGTGGATTATTGTCAAGCCTGTTGGCCTCATCAACTCAAAAGACCGCGCACACATCATTGCGCGAGAGCTGTACAACATCATGCGGCCCGTGCACGTGCAATCGCCTGACGAAGCTGGCAACAACCTGTGCAGTCTACTGCAGCACGCAACAGACAGAGACAAGTATGCACTGCGCGTTGACACGGACTACATGATCACAGTACACCCAGAGTGCAATCTGGAAAAGCTGGTGTCCATGTTTCCAGAAATCAGCGCCATGCAGCGTTACAACCTGAGCAGCGCCATCCACCAGCTGGACGAGATACCGCTGCACAGCATATTGCCCACCACTGTGACGGTGCGCGATTACAAGTACATGGTTGCGAACGGATGGATAATTGAAAACAAAGATGAATGAACTTAAATGTCACCTGCAAAACGCCTTGAACGTCACATACGTCGGCAGCGTCTTGGTTGGCTACGTGGACACTGCTGTGACTATCTGCGCAGGGCTTACCTTGATGTGGTGGAACATTGAACGCGCGCTAAAGGTGCGCAAAGAACGACAGGAAGATGAGATACTTTAACTACTGCGAGTTTGACAGCCCTGATCAGCTAGGCAGCGGGCACAACATGGACGAGGACTTTCTGCAGATGCTGGACGACGCCCGCGAC